GAGCACGAGTAGCCCCTTCCGCAAAGCCGTATGGCATGGTAAAAATACCAGGCACTCAAGGTAAGTCCTTGTTGACACTATGTCAGCGGCTATGGTCCATGGATAATTAACATGAGAACTCGCTCACGAACCGACATACCTGCAGAAGATCAGTGTTATTCGAGCAAAAACTCGGTACTGATCAATGCGGGCATGTCCAGTAATCTGTTTGGCCTGGTCTATACGACAGATACCCATACAGAATCAATTACTGATGTGGTTACCCCAGATTATCGGGGCATCGTGCGGCGTGGGGGAATTGTTAATAACCCATGTTCTTATTCTTCCTTAACCCTGTCCGATTCCGGTGGTGGTGAAGTTACACACACTACCATCAGTGGTCAGTACCCAGAAGGTGTGGGTATCATGACCAAAACAGGGCCTGTGACTCAATTTTACGCGGAGAACAGTTTCGGTCTCCAAAGTATAGATTTTGGGTCTAACTCAATCGAGGATGCGCACACTGACGCAATGGCTTACGCCATCAGTCAGATCGACGCTTCTGATTTTGGGTTTGGTGAGGATGTTGCAGAAATCAAGGAAACTTTACGTTTTCTTCGAAATCCAATTACATCCTTAACCAAGGTAAACCGGTCCCATAAGAAGAAGGCTTATAAGCTTGCTCGCAAGCGAAATGCGCCTATCTGGCATTTGACTGATGATCATCATGCTGCTTTACGGCAGCGTGCATATCTTCAGGCTTTGTCCGATACTTACTTGGGATACCGCTTTGCATACACACCTTTGGTCCGCTCAATTTCTGATGCGGTCGATGCGCTCGCGTATCGTACTGTGAAGAGAAAAGAGCCTCCTAGGTTAACTGCTCGCGGTTTTTCGGAGTTTAAGGTTGATAGTGGGTTAGTGCAAACTGCCGGTCTTGATGGTTCTATATTTCAACACCGAGAGCAAGCACACGTTGGAGTCAGTGCACAGATTTTGTACGCTACCTCCGGCATCTCCCGCAACTCCCAGGGTAATATACTGGGGTTGAGAACTAAGGATATACCAGAAACGTTATGGGCTGTTATGCCCTACTCGTTTATGATAGACAGAGTTTTAAATGTTTCCCAGATGATAAGGGGCATTACGAACCTGTCAGATCCTAGGATCAACATCCTGGCTGCTAGCACCACCGAGCGGGTCGATCAAACACGATCGTACAAGCTTGAGAAAATTAGTGAGTGGGACACAGCTAACTGGAAACACACGACTAACGGTAATACCGTAGAAGAACATTCGTTCTCTTATAATCGTGCTATCTGGTCACCGTCAGTTAAAGATACTGTCGGAGTCGCGTCGCTTGCCGCCTTGGTAGACGACACTCAAAAAATTGCTGATCTTACTGCGTTGATCCTTTCTAGGGTCCTCTAAAGAGACGGCATCAACCAACCGGAGATGACTATGTCATTATCTACTTTCGCCCCTATTGTTGGGGGCACCACATCAACCACTGGTGGCACTGCTACCGCACTCATCCGAAAGAATAGCTCAGGCAAGAAAGCCGAGTTTATCCTGGACGATGCTTCACCGTTTGTTACACAAACTGAGATTGACTTCTCAATTGTGGAACCAGTCGTGAAAGCGAGCGCGCCAAATGGTTACACACAAAAACGCAATTCTGTTTTCCTTAAGGTCCCTGTGATCTTGGCGAATGGAAATCGGACCGTTAAAACTTACCAGCTGCTTAGTGCAGTTGACGTTGAAACGACCGATGCGGAGTATGCTGCCGATGTTAATCTATTGGTCCAGTGTGCTATCGACGCTGCCGTTGCTGATTTCCGCAACAAGCAGAGTCTTGTGTGATAGTTGCTGGTACCTTCCTGACCATTCTTGCGTACTCGCTTTTCGAAGCAGCGCAATTGTGTTTAGGGATTATTCAGTAGCTTAACCATAACCTACACTAGGGAACATCCTAATGGTTGATAAAAAGAACCAAAAACGCTCTTTTTGTCCTGATGAGATCGCAACCGCGATCCACCAGGCTTTGGAACGAGATCTAAGTCCACTCTTACATGAGTATAGTGGGCCTGGTGCTGCGCACCATGTGGCTATTAAAGCGCAAATTGAACAGTTTGGTAAAAAATACTGTTCACCAACGCAAGACAAGGAGCGACTAACCGCAGAATGTTTTGAAGGTTTTAAGAAGACCAACAAACATATGCAATCTGTCAACGTCGCCATTGAGGAAGAAATTTCCACGATGGGTGCCCGGCTTAATATCCAGGCTGGCGACTCACCTCTCTCAAAGCTCTTGAGGAGGATGCGTAGCATTTGCTACCATGTCTTAGGCGAGTTCGAATTCGATGATGTGATCCGGCATTGCCGTCACTCGTCTGGTTCTACTGTTGGGGTCCCATTTCGGGATACCTCAACAGAGCGGAAATTCACTTTCCCTATCTCGTCAACACCACGCGCAGCAAAACTCTTCAGCTACTACCTTGAACATGACTCATGTTTAAAGGC